AAAATAACAAAACTCAACACAACACAACAAAAGACATTTCGAATTTATTTTCAAGATTTCGGCAAGCAATTTCACATTACTCTACGTTTTCAAAGTCTTTGAAGTTTACAATTCTCAATGGCGTGCGTCACGAACGGAACCGCTTTTGCACGGAAGAAGAAGATGACATGGAAGGAATGCTGCAATAAGTGGGGAAGAGCTGCGATGGAGCAGCAACAAGGCAAGGGAAGTGCATACACGACTGAAGTCAGTCGTGACCAACTCGCGGCGAACATCTTCGCCTTCATTCCAACGACTGAATGGCATAGCTACTATGTAGCTAGGGTGGGTCTCTCCGCCAATGCTCTCAAGCTGAAGTACGCCATATCTTTTGGCGAAAAATATGAGCATGGAGCCATCTTTAACCGATGCCCTGAGTGCGATTGTGCTATTGATGAGCACTATTGCGATGAGTGTGAGATCCGCTTTAAGAAAGCGGATGACAATATTATAAAGAACATGAATGAGACTGCCAAAGCTCTTGGTGGCTGGGAAAATTATTATGCGGCAACATGGAAACAATTTGAAGCCGCCAAGTATGATATGGAGCAAATAGCTCCTACTGCTGGCATGCTGGAGAGGCGTGCAAAAGAGGCTGAAAAGCTTCTTGGCAAGAAAGCCAAGAGACATGAGATAGCCGAAGTTCAACAACTCTGGGAGGAGTTCGAGGCGGCAAAGGAGCTTGAAGCAGAAGAGGAGACTTTCTTTGAGCATGAGGCTAGTCTTTCCTCCATCCCTGAGCCTACTACTTATGAGGAAGCTTTTCCTCAACTGAAGGTGACGTCTGATGTCTCCATCAACACGTCTCAGGCTTCTGAAGTCGTTGAGGACAATCTGGGTTTCTTCTTTGGAGAAATTCCAGCGAAGATTGCTCTCCCAACAATACCAATACTGGAGATATTGCCAGCAGCTCCAATTCTCAACCTCAACGGTGAGCTGAATGACATAGCTGAAGTGAAACAACCTGAGGTAATTGATGAGGTATGTGTCACTACGCAACCCAAAGAAACAGACATTATTCAGAGTGGACTGAAAAAGTATGAACTGGTAAATGGTAAGTTTCAGAAGGTAAAGAAATTACCAAAAACTTTGTACCCTTGGGGTGACCGGGAAACTACACCGGGGAAGACCCAACATGCAATGGTTACAAAATGGGTCCGGAAAAAGATGTCCGAAGAAGCTGATAAGGAGGAAAAAATTTGGAGTGCGTGGGAACACACAAAGAAACAGCAACTCGAGAAGCGATTGGACCTGAAAGTGAAATGGCGTTATGGGATGTTTCGCCTCGTCAAAAAGACACGAAAGGACAACCAGAGACAACGTCAGAAACAGCGTGCAATGCTCGAGCAGAAGAAACTCGAAATGATGCCCCAACAGATAGTCTCAACAATATCAATTGGGGGTGGTCTAGCACCGAGTCATATGAAGGAAGCCACTCAGAAGAGTGGGATGATTTTCTGCACGCCTTCTATGAAGAAGAGGAAGCTTTTCAAACCACTAGTAATTTCGAATGGAAACTTAGACAATCTCACACAAGCAGTTCTAAAGATTGCTTGCAAGAAAGAAATGAACGTGGAGTTTATTGGAAAACGTGTGATAAAAGGAGATTACACGCGCAAGGAAAATGTAAGGCATCTTCGTCTTCAGTTGAAGCATATGAAAGGCTTGCGCCACTCCATAGATCTAAGAATCCCTTCAGGCCTACAAGCTCTCATTGTAAAGGCAGCACGCGTGGCAGCGTGGAAAAAGATTTACAACACGCAAAATGTTGTAAAAGGAATGAGCGGGTTTGTCTTAAACCCTCAACGACTGCAAGGGAAAACAGGACACGCACCACAAGGAATTTTCGTGGTGCGTGGAGCTTTCAAAGGCGTCCTATATGATGCAAGGATGAAGATTGGACGCTCAATACTGCCATACATGGAGCAATTTTCACAAACAGGCGATAGATTCTGGAATGGTTATGACCAGATGTACAGAGTTCTTAGGGGCAATGATCAAGACCATACATGCAAGTCTGATCTGGATGTGAATGAGGCAGGAAAACTAGCTGCAGTAATGCAACACCTCTGTTTACCTATGAACAGAATCACATGTCTCACTTGTGCAAACAAGATTCTTGAAATGAGCAGTTCTGAGTGGGTAGAACACATCCGGATGTTTGTCAATTCAAAACTTGAGTTTATTAGGAAGGAGTGCCCAAACTACAAACATGTGCACTGGATGATTGAAACAATGACAAAGAATCTTGTGCATGAAAACAAAAACCTGAAAGCCTTCAATGAAATACAACAGTTAATTGGCGATCGGACTGATGCACCTTTTTCCACTGTCAATGAAATAAACAAAATTCTGGTGAAAGGTGGGAAAATAAAGGCAGAAGAATTTCTTCAAGCATCTGAACACTTGCTCGAAGTTGCTAGGTATCTTAAGAATAGAACCGAGAATATTAAGAAAGGATCCCTAGTGTCATTTAGGAATAAAATCTCACAGAAAGCCCATTTAAATCTCTCGCTAATGTGTGACAATCAGTTGGATAAAAATGGGAATTTGATTTGGGGTGACAGAGGATACCACTCAAAGAGGTTCCTATCAAACTACTTCGAAGTAGTCGAACCAGAACAAGGATATGAAAAGCATATAATCCGACAGAATCCGAACGGAGCGAGGAAATTGGCGATTGGTAAATTAATTGTTTCCACAAACTTTTCAGTGTTTAGGGAACAAATGAAAGGAGAGCCAATACCTAAACTGAAGTTGGATAACCACTGCACAAGTCTGCGTGAGGGAAATTTTGTTTATCCTTGTTGTTGCGTCACTATGGATGATGGTACACCTATCGAATCTGAATTCAAATTACCAACCAAAAATCATCTGGTTATTGGAAACTCAGGTGATCCCAAGTATGTTGATATGCCACCTGAAGTGGACAAAAAGATGTATATAGCAAAAGAAGGTTATTGCTATGTCAACATATTCTTAGCGATGCTTGTTAATATCAATGAGAGTGATGCTAAAGATTTTACCAAACAAGTTCGAGACATCTTGATGGAAAAACTTGGCAAGTGGCCCTCGATGTACGACGTTGCAACTGCATGTGCTTGGATATCAATTTTCTATCCTGAAACAAGGAATGCTGAATTACCAAGGATATTAGTTGATCACAATACCAAGACCATGCATGTGATTGATTCGTTTGGGTCGTTAACTACAGGGTACCATGTGCTGAAAGCGAACACAGTTAGTCAACTGATTCAATTCTCCAGCAATTCATTGGATTCAGAAATGAAACACTACCTCGTTGGAGGTATCGTAGGGGTTTCAAAGGATGAAGAGAGGTGCTTGAGATCTATAATTAGAAGTGTTTTTAAACCAGAACTTATGCACCAGATACTTGAAGAAGATCCCTATGTTCTACTGTTAAGTATCCTGTCTCCAAGGGTTCTTTTGGCTTTGTTTAATAGTGGTTCACTTGATAGGTCCTTGGAAAAGTGGCTTACAAAGGATCAGGAAGTAAGCACGATACTTGGAATTCTGATTGAACTAAGCCGTAAGGTAACTGTTGCGAGAACGTTGGATGAGCAACTGAATGTGATTGAAGGACATGCTTCTTATCTGATCGATAACTTGTGGATTGAAGGAAGAAAAACAGTTGCACATGCTCTGTCATATAAGATTGCTAGAGGGTTATCTGAAAAGAGAGAAGCAAATAAAGTCTTGTATGAACAAGGACACAGGATAACAGCATTCATAAGCTCACACGAGATGATGGAAAAAATTTGGGATCAACTTTTGCTGGAAGCATGGAACGAGTTAAGTTGGCAGGAAAAGTGCTGTTCAATGATGCGCTCGTTAAAGTATGCAAAACCTTTACAAGGAGGTTTTCCCCAAGTAAATATAGGAGGTTTGAGAGACAAAGTAGGAGAATCACTTACTACATTACACACAAAGAGTGCTGTGATAGGTAAAGAGTGTAAGAAAAGTGTGATTGATAACGTAGCAAGTTTGTATAAAAGTATAATTAGGAATACTATTAATGTCACGCTTAGTACAGTACGTCTTTTGATGCCAGATATTCTGAAATTTGTAAATATTCTACTAGTTATTAACTTACTCTTGCAGATAGCAAAGACAGCTAAAAGCATGAATCAGAAAACTAAACAGATGAAAATTGACTTAGGTGAGTTTATGCTTGATCAGGAAATAGAGAAAATAAATGTAATTTACAATTCCATGTGCTCAAAAGAGGGAAAGCTTCCAACGAAGGAAGAATTCTTGGAAAAAGTTGAATATTTGAATCCTCAGCTTTTGGGGACAGCAAAGTGGCTTGTGTACGCATATGATAGCGACGTTTTTCATCAAGCCAAATCAGCAAAAGAATCAAGTTATGAACGTATCATAGCATTCATTGCTTTGGTCCTAATGGTAATAGACGCTGAACGCAGCGATTGTGTTTATAAATCACTCAACAAACTTAAAGGTCTTATGGGCACAATTGGTGATGGAGTTTATCATCAAAGTCTGGATGATATCTCAAATGAATTTGAAGAAAAGAAACTCACAATTGATTTCGAATTGCAAAGTGACGAAAGTCACATAAACAGTGAGAGTGACTCAACATTTGGCGATTGGTGGAAAAAGCAACTGGAAACAAACAATGTGATCCCACACTATAGGACCGAAGGGCATTTTATGGAGTTCACAAGAGCCAATGCGGTTTCAGTGGCTAATACAATTGCAATGAGTCCACATAAGGATTTGCTGATTCGTGGAGCTGTTGGCTCAGGAAAGTCTACTGGACTCCCATTTTATCTGAGTAGAAAAGGGAGAGTTTTGTTAGTGGAACCCACCAGACCATTAGCTGAAAATGTACATAGACAGTTAGCTGGCGAACCATTCATGATACAATCTACCTTGAGAATGCGTGGGCTATCCGTCTTTGGATCAGCCCCAATTAGCATCATGACTAGTGGTTTCGCTTTTAATTATTACGCCCATAATCCCGACCAACTGAGGGAATATGAGTTTGTAATTTTTGATGAGTGTCATGTGAATGATGCACATGCAATGGCTTTCAGGTGTCTTCTCCATGAACATGCTTTTAATGGAAAAGTTCTCAAAGTTTCAGCCACACCACCAGGGCGTGAGGTAGAATTTAGCACACAATATCCAGTTAAGATCAAAACTGAAGAGAGATTGTCATTTCAGGCCTTTGTCGATGCTCAAGGCACTGGTAGTAATTCCGATGTAATTTCAAGTGCAGACAACATTCTAGTGTATGTTGCAAGCTATAATGATGTGGATGAACTGAGCAAACTGCTTATTGACAGAGGTCATAAAGTTACTAACGTTGATGGGCGTACCATGAAAGTTGGCAACGTGGAGATTATTACCAGTGGGACGAGTAATAAGAAACATTTTATAGTTGCTACAAACATCATTGAAAATGGAGTCACACTAAATATTGAGGCTGTTGTAGACTTTGGCACAAAAGTTACGGTATACTTGGATGTTGACTCAAGGATGATAAGACCATGCAAAGGACCAATAACCTATGGTGAGAGGATTCAGAGACTTGGACGAGTTGGCAGAAACAAAGTGGGAATTGCTTTGAGAATTGGGTTTACTGAGAGGGGCTTATGCGAAATACCACAAACAGTTGCAACTGAGGCAGCGTTTTTAAGTTTTGCGTATGGATTACCAGTCATGACAAACAATGTCTCGACAAGCTTGTTGAGTACATGTACAGTTCGACAGGCTAGAACAGTTTTACAATTTGAGTTAACCCCTTTCTATACTGTTAATCTTGTGCGATATGATGGTTCTATGCATCAAGCGATCCATAATCTTTTGAAGAAGTATAAACTGCGAGACTCTGAAATCGTGTTAAATAAGTTGGCCATACCAAATAGAGGTATCACAGGGTGGCTTTCAGTGTGTGACTACATTCGGATTGGACAGCGAATGGATCTCGATGATTCCATCCGTATTCCTTTCTTGAACAACGCAATGCCAGTGAGGTTACATCAAGAAATTTGGGATGTAATCCAAAAGTATAAGCATGAAGCTGGGTTTGGCAGATTATCATGTATAAGTGCGTGTAAGATTGCATTCACTTTGCAGACGGATATGTATGCCATACCCAGAACTATCAAAATCCTTGATGCGCTGATCGAAAGTGAGATGAGAAAGAAAGAGCATTTCAGAACAGTCACGGGTCGCACCACCTCAAGTCATCATTTCACATTGAATTCAATCGCAACCATGTGGAGAGCTAGATATGCACAAGATTATACAAGCGAAAATATTGCCATCCTTACAGCAGCAAAGTCTCAACTACTTGAATTTGCAAATTTAAGCACTGACGTCTCCTTCAATGAAATGAGTGAATCTATGTTGTCATCATACATTAGGGACAGTGGTGCTGTGAGTTGTGTACAGCATCAATCAGCTGAAGCAATGGCTAAACATCTCAAGCTCAAAGGAATTTGGAGTAAGTCAATAATGACTCAAGATCTGCTTGATCAGGCAGGAGTTTTTATTGGTGGGATTTGGATGACTATGCAGGGAGCAAAAGACACATTTGATGAGACTGTACGACATCAAGGAAAGGATAAAAGGCAAAGGCAAAAGCTAAAGTTCAGAGAGGCCCGCGACAAGAAAATGGGATTTGAAGTTACGGCCGATGATGGAACTATTGAGCACTTCTTCGGTGAAGCTTATACAAAGAAGGGAAAACAAAAAGGAAAAACCACTGGGATGGGGAGTAAGAATAGACGATTCATCAACATGTACGGATTCCATCCAACGGAATATTCTCTTGTCCGATACGTCGATCCTTTGACTGGAAAGATTATTGATGATTCAATCTACACTGATGTTCTCCTGGTCCAAGAGCAATTTACCAAGGCGAGAAGGGAGGCTATAAATGATGATCTATTGTCAAATGAAAAAGTCGCACAAAACCCTGGAATTGTTGCATACTTTATAAAGGAGGGAGCCAATGCAGCGCTTAAAGTTGATTTAACACCACACAATCCGTTGAAAGCATGCGATCGCATTAATACAATTGCAGGATTTCCTGAGCGTGAGAGTGAATTGAGACAAACTGGGCAACCCATTCAAATTTCAAAGAACCAAGTGCCGCATAATCCTGAGACATCTGACTCAAGTGTTGTCACACATGAAAGTAAATCTTTATTTAGAGGTCTACGGGATTACAACCCAATTGCAAGTGTCATTTGTCATTTAGTGAATACGTCTGACGGGCGAACGACAGATGTCTTTGGTCTTGGGTTTGGTGGACTTATAATTACAAATAGACATCTTTTCAAAAGGAACAATGGTGAGCTTTTGATCAAATCAAGACATGGAGAGTTCACTATCAAGAATACAACACAGCTCCATATGATGCCATGCTCAGAGAGGGACATTCTGGTCATCAAAATGCCAAAGGACATACCACCATTTCCTCAAAAAATTCGCTTTAGAGTGCCCAAGGAGAATGAGAGAATTTGTTTAGTCGGATCAAACTTTCAGGAGAAAAGCATCACGAGCACAGTGTCTGAAACTAGTGTTACGTGTAGAGTTGACAGATCTCATTTTTGGAAGCACTGGGTGGACACAAAGGATGGGCATTGTGGCCTTCCGATAGTGAGCACAACAGATGGTGCAATACTTGGGCTACATAGTTTGTCAACAATGACAAATTCACAGAATTTCTTCGCTGCATTTCCAGAGTCATTCGAGGAAGACTATCTGCGATCACCTGAAAGTCTTGAATGGGTGCGGAAGTGGAGTTATAATCCCGATGAGGTGTGCTGGGGAAGTCTCGAATTGCAATGGAGCCAACCAGGAGAGCCTTTCAAGCCGACAAAATTGATGTCTGATTTAAATGCTATACCTGTTTATGCCCAAGCTAAACATGATACATGGGTTCGAGACAGGTTGAATGGCAATCTGAAAGCTGTTGGGGTTTGTCCATCGCAGTTGGTCACGAAACATGTGGTCAAAGGCAAATACATGCTATTTGAATTGTTTCTTCAGACATTCCCTGATGAGAAATCATTCTTTAAACCACTTATGGGTGCGTATGGGAAAAGCAAATTGAATAAAGAAGCATATACAAAGGATCTCTTTAAATATGCTACACCAATTTCTGCTGGTGAGGTTGACACAGAAGTTTTTGAACAGGCAGAAACACTAGTGATCGAGATGCTGAGAGAGAAAGGATTCACAGAATGCAACTATGTGACTGACACTGATGAGATCATTGAAGCATTGAACATGAAAGCAGCAGTTGGAGCGTTGTATAGTGGAAAGAAAAAGGAATACTTTCAAGATTTGAATGCTGATGATAGAGATGATCTGCTGTTCCACAGTTGCAAGAGACTATATATGGGGCGGAAAGGCTTATGGAATGGATCTCTCAAAGCTGAATTAAGACCGATGGAGAAGATAAATGCAAACAAAACGCGAACCTTTACAGCCGCTCCACTTGATACCTTACTTGGGGGAAAAGTTTGTGTGGATGATTTTAACAATATGTTTTATAATCACCATCTTAAATGTCCATGGACAGTTGGTATTACAAAGTTTTACAAGGGATGGGACACATTGCTTAACAAGCTACCGGAGGGTTGGTTGTATTGTGATGCTGATGGTTCTCAATTTGATAGTTCATTGTCTCCATACTTGATTAACGCAGTGCTCAATATCAGGTTAGCATTTATGGAAGACTGGGAGATTGGTGCACAAATGCTGAAGAACCTATACACTGAGATTGTATACACACCAATCTTGACACCAGATGGTACAATTGTCAAAAAGGTGAAGGGAAATAATAGTGGTCAACCTTCTACAGTGGTGGACAACACACTTATGGTTGTTTTGGCTATGACTTATTCATTGTGTAAACTTAATATTAAACCAGAAAACCATGATCAAGTGTGTATTTATTTTGCAAATGGTGATGACCTACTATTAGCCATAGATCCTACATATGAATGGATTCTTGATTCACTCGGAAAATTGTTCAGGGAGCTTGGGCTTAATTACGATTTTTCATCAAGAACAAATGACAAGGAGGAGCTGTGGTTCATGTCTCACAGAGGAATGAAAAGAGATGGTATTTACATACCAAAACTAGAACCTGAGAGAATTGTGTCAATACTAGAGTGGGACAGAGCAAGTGAACCAGTGCATAGATTGGAAGCTATTTGTGCTGCGATGGTCGAAGCATGGGGATATGATGATTTGTTACAACATATCCGCAAATTCTATGCATGGATTCTTGATCAGGCACCATATAGCGAACTTGCTCGAGTAGGCAAAGCTCCATATATAGCAGAGACAGCACTAAAAGCTCTGTACACATGTGTTGAACCATCAGCTGAAGATTTGTCCGAGTATGTTCGTGTTTTGAACTTGATGTATGATGATGCTGTTGAATCGAATGATTGTGAGCCAGTCTACCATCAGTCAGGCACTGAAGAAACAAAAGACGCTGGAACCCCAACACCAGCAAAATCAGTTAAGACAAGAACAGAACAAACTCAACCGCTTAAAGCACCAGAAGGGAGCACGAATCCAACAGATCCACCACCTCCAACAGTTGAAGAGATAATTGAAGAAGAAACACCAGCACAAAAAGCATTGAGGGAAGCCCGTGGCAAGCAACCAGCAACACAACCCTCATACACTTATGGGCGAGACACAGGACCGCGTAGCCCAAGGCAAGTTACAACAACAAGCAGAGTTAGGGATAGAGATGTTGATGCTGGAACAGTAGGGACGTTTATAGTGCCAAGACTTCAAATTACATCAAGCAAGAAGAGATTGCCAATAGTTGACGGACGTCCAGTAATCAACCTGGATCACTTGGCAGATTATGATACAGAGCAAACAAATCTTGCAAATACCACATCAACACAACAACAGTTTAAGGCATGGTATGAAGGTGTGAACGGTGATTATGGAGTAACTGATGCTGAAATGAGCATACTCCTTAATGGCCTCACGGTTTGGTGTATTGAGAATGGTACATCACCGAAAATTAATGGAATGTGGGTGATGATGGACGGAGAAGAACAAGTAACTTATCCAATAAAACCTCTATTGGATCATGCTGTCCCCACATTTAGACAGATAATGACACACTTCAGCGACATAGCTGAAGCGTACATTGAAAAGAGAAACAGGATAAAGGCCTATATGCCAAGGTATGGCCTACAGAGGAATTTGACTGATATGAGTCTTGCGCGGTATGCATTTGATTTCTATGAACTCCACTCAAACACACCAGTAAGAGCAAGGGAGGCACATATGCAAATGAAAGCAGCAGCTTTAAAGAATGCACAGAATCGCCTGTTTGGTTTGGATGGAAACATCTCCACGCAAGAAGAAGATACGGAGAGGCATACAACAACTGATGTTACAAGAAATATACATAACCTGTTAGGAATGAGAGGTGTGCAGTAAACAATATATTGCTCGTACTTTTAATTTCAGTTGGTCTTTAATTTAAATTCGTGTCTTTCAGTCCCGAAGAGTGTTGGTTGTATGTAGTGACTATGCGTGGTTGTACCACCGTTGCTACATATAAGAAAACCTCTTTCTATTACGTATCATAAGGGACTCTTAAAAGTGAGTCTTTGACTCGTAAGAAAAGCCTTTTTGGTTCGTGATCGAGCC